ATATGGTGGTAATCCAGCATATTTTAAAATTTTTTATAATGGAACTAATGCTCAAAAAAAAAAATATAACAAATGATGCATTATTATATGAATCACAAATTTATAATTTAATTTCACAACAAAATGATGAAATTAAAAAATTTTTTATTGGTTTTTTTTACTCAACTGATACTACAATAAATGAACTATATAATCAAGGTATTATTAAAAATAAATCAGAAACAATATTATTAGAAAGAATGGCGGCACTTGATATTTTACCTGATAGTAAAATTCATGTAATTGTCACAGAAGATTCTAAATCGGAATCATTAAATGATTATTTACTAAAATTTACAAATAATTTTGTAAGTAATGATTATAATATAATTAAAAAAATATTAAGTAATATTTTTGATTTAGTTATACAAGGAATTTACGTTTTAAATGATATATTAAAAATTCAACATAATGATATGCATTTTGGTAATATTTTAATAAAACAAAATAAAATGGAATATTCAACATTTGATAAAACACATTTAGAAAGTGAATATAAAATATCAATATATGATTTTGATAGAGCATATTATAATGGTCATGATAATGAATTATTAAATAATTTATGTGCTACTGGAGATGGTTGTAATAATTTATCATTAAAAGATATGTTTGTATTTATACAGTCATTAATTTTTAAATATTTATCGATAAATACAGATATAAGATATAGTTTATTGAAAAAATATTTAGAAGAATTATTACAAGCAGTTGTTCCTGCAAATTATATAGAATTGTTAATTAAAAATATGCAAGATATATTTAATCAACAAAAAAATTTACATTGGAGTTCTTATTGCATGCATTTGGATAATCTTAATCACATAAGTTTAAGTTATCCTTGTAGTAATACTAAAGATCAAGATATAATGATGTCATGGCTTGTAGATGTACCTAATAATTTTAAAATTTTCACAGCTGATATTAAAAAAGAATCATATACATACTTTAAAAAATATTTAAAATATAAAAATAAATATCTATTATTAAAAAAACAACATTAATAAAAAATTAAAAAAATATTATTTTTTTTTCTTCATATTTTTAAGATATTCTATATTTGACTGAATATCTTGAATAGAAATTTTATCAGTTATTTCAATAATATTTTCATCAATATCATCAATTAAATTATCACGAGCAATTTTTTTTATTAGAAAACCCATTGACCAGTTGGATTTTTTACCTGTAGAACCTATTTCTTCCAAATAATAACCATATTGACCAGATTTTAAATTATATTTAGTTTTTCCTTTTGACCATTCTTTATATATTTTTATTTGAGATTCGTTAGATGTTTTTTTTTCATCTGATTTATCAAGTACTGGTTCAGATAATTTTTTTTCAACTAATTCCGTTACCTCTTTTGATTTAGATTCTATATTTGATTCATTTATTTTAGAGTCTTTTGGGATTAAATATTTTAAATTTAAATTTCTATCCCCACATACTAAATATTTACCGAATTTACCATTCTTTAAAATAATATCAATACCTGTACTTGTTTTACCAATTATTATACCATCCAACATTTTATTTTCAATCGGTTTAATATTTCCAATTTGTTTTTCCAAATAAGCATAAAAATCTTTAATAATTTTAATTTTTTTTACAGTTCCTTCTGCAACATCATCTAATTCTTTTTCCATATTTGCAGTAAATTTATAGTCCATAATCATAGGAAAATTTAATTCTAAAAATTCTGTAATATTTCTTCCTAATGCTGTTGGAACTAATTTCTTTTTTTCTTTACCAATTATAAGATCTTTTGTTTCTACATCAATTGTTTTGGGGTCAGATGATTTAGCAGTGTATTTGGTTGTTTCTATTTTAGTTCCTTCCATATCTTTAATATCAACATAACCTCTTTTTGTTATTTTATCAATAAAACTAGCATATGTACTTGGTCTACCTATATTAAGATTTTTTGGATCCATACGATTAATTAAACTAGCATCATTATATCTTGTAGGTGGTTTAGATGTATCTTCAATTCCATTAATTTCTTTCCATTCTAATTTGGTTAGTTGTTTTAATTCTAATTTGGTATTACCTTTTTTACCATCCACAATTAAATATCCCTCATAAATTAAGTTTTCCAAAGTCCCAACTAATTTATATGGAACTAAAACAGATTTTTTATCATTAATTTTTATTTCAACCATTAAACTTTGATATTCAGCTGCCTTCATTTGAGATTGAATTGTTCTTTTCCATATTGCCGAATATAATCTTTTTTCGTCTCCTGTTCCTTCAATTTCATTATAATTAGGTTTAGTTGGACGTACACATTCGTGTGCTTCTTGTGTATTTGCTTTTTTGTTAACAAATTTATGATGTTCAAAATAAGATTCTTTATATTTATCCTTGATAACATCTTTAATTACTTTAACTGCTTCATCAGAAATTGAAGTAGAATCTGTTCTCATATATGTTATATGTCCACCCTCATATAATTTTTGAGCAACACTCATTGTTCTTTTAGCATCCATTCCTAGTCTTTGGGATGCATATTGTTGTAAAGTAGATGTGGTAAAAGGAGCTGGTGCATTTGTTTTTTTTGTTTTTTCAATAATATTCAATATTTTATATTCACCTTTACACATTGCTTTAATAATTTTTACTACTAATTCCTCTTGTTCCTTATCAAATGTTAAATATGATTTGGAAGATATGTTATTAGTTGTATCTATATCTTTTTTTTTTGATTTAGTTGATTTAGCTGATTTAGTAGATTTAGTTTTAGATTTAGTTTTTTCTTCTAATTCTTCTTCTAATTCATTAGATTCTACTTCATTAGATTCATCTTCAGCAAATTCATCTTTTTCAGTTAACTCAATATCTGCATCTGCTTTAGTTAATTTTGTTTGAATTTCATGTTCACCTAATTTAACCAAACATCCAATGTAAAAATATGTTGATTTTTTTTGTTTATAAAATTCTTCTATTTCTTTTTCTTTATCTACAATAATTTTTACTACTACCGATTGTACACGTCCAGCCGATTGTGCTCCTTTAAATCCATTTTTATATAATAAAGGACTAATCATATAACCTGCTAATCTATCTAATATTCTTCTTGCTTGTTGAGCATAAACCATATTTAAATCTACTTTTTTAGGATTAGCAACAGCATTTGTTAATTCTTTTTGTGTAATTGAATTAAATACAATTCTTTTTCCATTATAAATATCTAATTCTCTTTCACAAGACCAAGCAATCATTTCACCCTCTCTATCTTCATCCGCAGCCAAATATACATTTTGTTTACCTACTTTGATACAAGCTGAACGTAATTTTCTAATCACATCAACTTTATCTGGATATTGATGATAAACCGGTTCAAATGATTCCATATCAATTGACATAGTTTTATCATCCAAATCAATAATATGGCCAACTGAAGCCATAACTATATAATCTGGACCTAAATATTCTTGGATTTTTTTAATTTTACCCGGAGATTCAACTATTAATAATTTACTCATGATTTTAAAAATATAAGTATATATATGTTAGTTTATTTATAAATAAAAATCAATTTTTTATAAAGTTTTTTATCCAAATTAAATTACACTGATAATATTTTATAAATGAGAAAAACAATATCACTTTCATCAAACAAATCAGAATCCCAAGCAAAATGATATATTGGATTTAAATCATTTGATTTTTTTTTCACAATTGAAAAAACATTTTTATTTTCACATTTATACATACAATTGAATCTAGAACCCAAAACATTGGATATATTATAATTTACATTGGATATATACATATCATTAAAATTTAATGTTAATTCTTTTTTTTTAGAATACTTTGGATTAATATAATTAATAATTTTATTATTTATTTCAATTTGTTTTGGTAATGGTAATTCTTGTTCTTTATTAACTTCAAAAACTATAGTTTTATTTTTTAAGATATCTTGAATATTATTTATTCCATAGTTATTTCCATCTCCAAATGAAATAATTATTGTAGTTTTATCATTTATTGAAATTTCATTAAATAATAATTTAAAATATTCAAAATAAGAAATATTTTCTTCGTGTCTAACATATATTTCTCCAAATTTTAACATTTGAATATTTATAATATATTAACTAAATATTTTATTTTGTTAATAATATATGTTTGTAAATAAAAATCAATTTTTTATATAAAAAAATTATTCTTGTAATAATATTTTATAAATAAGTACAATAATATCATTTTCATCAAATAAATCAGAATCCCAAGCAAAATAATATATTGGATTTAAATTGTTTGATTTTTTTTTTTTTTACAATTGAAAAAACATTTTTATTTTCATAATTATATATACAATTATATTTAGAAGGTAAAGCATTTTTTATATTATAATTTATATTTGATTTGTATATATTTTTAAAATTTAATGTTAATCCATTTTCTTTTGAAAATTTTGGATTAACATAATTAATTATTTTTTTATTGATTTCAATTTGTTTTGGCAAAGTATTTACTTTATCCATAACTAATCCAATAAATTTACATTTAAATATATTTAGAATTTTATCCATATCATAATTATTTTCATCTCCAAATGAAATAATCATACTTGTTCCTTCATTAATTGAAATTTCATTAAAACCAAATAATAATTCATAATATTCAGTATATGTAATATTTTCTCCATAATTTATATAAATTTCACCAAATTTTATCATTCGAGATATTATAACATTAAACGATATATTACATTTTAATATATTTTATAATAATCAAATTTTTTAATTTGGTATAAAATTTTCCACTTGAATTAAACCTAAATTAACTAAATTTGCAAAAGGTTTTAATCTTGAATAATCGTGTTTAAATTTGCTATTTGATTTAAATTTTATTTGGGGATAATATTTTGATTTTGAAAAATATTCTAATAATTCAATTTCATCCACAAAACCTTTTGTATAACGATTGTAATCTAAATCAACCAGATTGAATAAAAACTCACAATCAATAATTAAACGAGTACCATTATCTAATTGTATGAATTTAATATCTTTATCAAGCACATATTTATTTGAAGAACAAAGTATACCAATATGTGATAATGTTAAATTTCTATCAACAATATCAACCATTTGTTTCAAAAAAATATTCGCAAATGAATATGAAAAATAAGCTCTTGTTATTTCCATTGATTCAACATTCCACGATTTAAGTAAATCAATTTGGTAAAAATGTTTGGTAAGAATATGTTTTGAATATTGAGTAAAAGTATATTTGTTAGTATGTGTATCAAATCTTTTTAAAAATATTGAATTTAAATTTGAATTAAATATAAATGATTCTTGATTTTGTTTTTCTTTACAAATTATAATATTATTATGACTCATATTTACTTTCGTAGACAATACATCACAATCCAAATCATTATTTTTAAAATATTTATCACAATTTAATAACGGAATTGTTTTTGTCTCAATTATATCATATTCATTTGGAATATTAGAAAATAAATCAATAAATAATTCTGTATCTGATAAAATAATATCAACGTCACCAAAAGTATTTTTATTTCCAAGTCTAAATGGGGTTAAATATTTTAAATTATAATTATCATTATGTTTTAAATTTTCTATATACAAAATTAAATTATTATATTCTATTTCATTTAATTGTATAGTTTTATCAAATGTTTTTCCACCCATTTATAAATAATGTAATAGATATTTTATTATTTATTTTCATTTTTTTATTATAAAAAAATTTTATTAAAAAATCTTCCAATTTAAGTTAAATATTCATAATTGAAATAAATTTATTGTATTGAATTAATATATTGTATTTATCCTCTATTTCTTTAATCTCATTAATAAATTCATCAATGTATGATGGATTTATTTGATATTTGATAAAAATATTTAATAATAATTCCTTAACAATTTCAAATAAATAATTAATGGCATTGTTCTTAATTAAAATAATATGTTCATTATTTTCACCACAATCATTCATATTTGAAATTATTGAAATACAATCCAAAATAATATCAATTTTACCTAATACGAATAAATTATATTTACTATCTTGATAATTTATTTGTTGATTTTGAAAATTGGATTTAATTGATAATAAATAATTTATTCCCCACATTTTTAAATTAATATTTCTATTATTAGTACAAACATATAAATATCTTATTATTGGAATAATTCCATTTTTTATATGATTTAAAATTATCCTATCTGTTTTAATTATTTGAAAACACAAAATCATTTCTTCAGGTTTATCAAATAAATAATTAGTACCATTAGGTAAAAATATACAATTGGTAGAATTTGTTTCAAATCCAATTGTAAATTTTCTATATTGGCTAATTATTTTAGATTTTTCCATATTAGTTAATAAATTTGGATTTAAATATTTTAATTTATTTAATTCATCCTGAGTTATTACAGGATAAAATTCTGGATTTGACAAATTAAAATAACAAGATAAATCTGTACCTCTTGTTATATCAATACATATTTTATTTGAATCAAAAAAAGTACATTTTTTTTTAACCAATTCTTCTAGTAATATTACATTTGTTCCAACAAATTCGTGATAAAATAATAAAGTATTATTAATACCATTTGATATTTTACAACATAATTCAACCATAAATTCTTCAAAATTAAAACGAGTATTATTATTAGTATAATTTTGTCCCCAAGAAATATAATCTGATATTTTAATAACATTAATTCCTAAACCTGACAAATATAAATTATCAAATTCATCTGATACTGTCCAAGAATTTTCTAAAAAATTATTTGGTGAACTTACAATATAAGGTTTATTATCATTAAAAGCTGGGTCAATCAAAACAATTAATATTGGAACATCCAGATTTTTAAATTTAAAGTCATGAATAAATGGAGGAAATTGTTGATTTTCTTCAAATTTCCAGTGAATAATATTGTTTGATTCTTCATTAATTTTATTTGCTTGATAGTAAGAACCTGTACCAAAATATATAACACTAGAATTATTTGAATCAATAAAATTTATTATATAGCTTTTTAAAGTATTAAGAGTTATCATAAGTAACTAATATAAATATGAATATTATAAAGTTTAATTTAAATATTATTCTAAATTAAAATATTTCAATTTTTTCAGGTAAATTATATATGTGATTTAAGCGTTTCATATAAATTTTGACAAAAAAATTGATATAAATATTATATATATATAATATTATTATAATCTATAATTAACAATGTCTAAAAAAATAGATATCGAAAAATTTATACCTGAATTAGTACCTATTGAAAAAAGTGTATATCAACAAATAAATGATGTTAAAACAACAATAATAAAAATGTTTGCAAATAGGGGATTTATTAATAAATCGAATTTAAGTAAATATGTTGAAAAATTTATAGCAGATGAAAATGATGATTTAGAATATGTAATTGACTTGGATAATAGTCAAAATTATAATACTGAAATAAAAAATAAAAAAGTATATATAAAAATATTTAATTATAAAATATCTTCAGTTAGTGAAAAATCACCTATTGGTGAATTTATTAAAAAACACAACAAAGAATTTAAATTTATAGTTGTGCAAGATATAACTTCTAAAACAGAAGAAACAATTAACTCTTATGATACTCAAGTTGAAATTTTTAAATTTAATAAATTACAATCTGATGTTACTGAACATATGTTAGTACCTTTACACGAAGTTTTAACAAAAGATGAAGGAGAAAATGTTTTAGAATCTTATAGAGCAAGAAAAAGAGATATGCCATTAATTAGAACAAATGAAGATGTAGCAAAATATTATAATATGAAACCTGGTGAGATTGTAAGAATATATAGACCATCTCCTCTTACTTGTGAAGCAATCGCTTATAGATTAGTAATTAAGTCTACAGATTCTAAAATTAAAACATAATTTATTTTAAATTAATTATTTGATTAAATGTTTGAAAATAATTATCTATTTCTTCTAATGTTTTTTTTATATTAATATTACTTTGTTCAATTGTAACAACTTTAGAATTTACAATATCAAAATATTCCAAATCATCTTTTGTACTATTAACTAAATATTCTAAGTAATTTGTTAATACTTTTATTTTTAATTTATAATCGACATATTTATTTGTTATAAACTCATCAATATTTAAATTTATAACAATATTATTTTTCATTATTTCTAAATAGTCCTCATATACATATTCAAGTTTTTCCAATATTAGTCTACTAACGATATTTGATTTATAAATTTGATTCCAATTTTTTATATTTTTTTTCATAAATAAATAAAGTTTTATGAATAAGTTTTTATCTTTTGTACAATACCAAAGAGTATTTACATTTTCATTTACTAAATTTACTTTAAAAAAATATTTAATTATTAAATTTGGATTTAAAATATATTTTTGTTTTTTAAGAATAAGTTTTAATAAATTAATTTGTTTATATTTTAATGCAAAAATAATATATTTATTTTTTGATTTAGTGTTAAATTTTTTGATACAATAAGAATAAATATTTGCTAAAGTATTTTTATTTTTTATATCTTTTGTATATTTTGATATATTTTCAATGAAAATTTTTTCGTTAAAAATTGTTTCAGTATAAATATCAAAAAGTTTTTGAATCAAATTATATTTTTTGGAATCAAGTATTAAGTAAACAATTTCATCTATATTTATTCTTTTAATATTTGTATTTATATGTGTTATAATTTGTTCATCAGAAAAATATTTAAATAATATTTTTAATAAATTTTGACTGATTGGTATATCAAATATGTTTAGATTTGATATGAAATTTTGATAATTATTTTTTAAATTATAATTATTTTTATACATTCTACTTTTCCAACCTCTTGAGTCATAATCTAAATATTTTTCCAATTGATACATAATATTTGTTGGTATTTTATATTTATATTTGAAGAGTATTTTAGATATATTGGAATTGCCTAATATTAAAATATCTAGCCATAATTTAGTGTAAAATCGTGATGTTTTATCAAATAAATATTTATATAATATTTTTGATTTAACTAACAATTCAAATAATTCATTAGTATCATTTATAATAATTTTTTTAATTACATTGTAGATTTGATAATTTATCGGTAAAATATTTTTAGACCAAATTATATCAATTGTAAAAAAGTATCCGGAACTTAATAGTTTAGCAAATAATTTGTAGTTATAAGTAAATAAATAAGCTTTTTTTTTCTCAATACATAAATTAACAAATTTTAAAATATTTTTTTCTTTAATATTAGATTTAGTCAATGTTAAACATATTGAATTTAACATAATTTTTGGTTTAGTTTTATTTAATAATCCAATAAATGTTTTATCATCTCCATATAAAATTAATTCTTTAATAAAATTTGAATTTGTAAAATTAATTTTACAAGTCATATTATTAAGGGTATAATTATTTAAATTTTTTACAATTAAATTATATTTAGAAGGTAAATATATGCTATATTTACATTCTAAATCATTTTTACTATATAAACTTAAAATATATTCTTTTATCATTATATAGTTAGTAAAATTGTATTTGTTAAAATAATATTCTGTAAAAATGCTTAAAACTTTTGAATTGTAAATAAAATTCCAATTAATAATTTCAAGTATTTTTTTAATTGATATTTTTTTTTCAATAAGTATAATTAAAAAATCAATTCTATAATATGTCCAGTGTATTTGTTCAATAATAGAATTATCACAAAAAAATAAATAATATGTTATGATATATTTATGACTTATTAAATTTTCTGTAATATATGTTTTATCATAAATATAATATAAATAATCAAAATTTATTTGAGATGATATGATTGAATTTAATTGTTCAATTAAAATTAAATTATTGTTATTGTTATATGGTTTTGAAATTATTTCTATATTATCTTTTTTCAATAGAATTTCTTTGATTTTATTTTTTGTAGATTTATCATAATTTCTAAATTTATAATGTAAAAATCTTGGTCTTTTAATTAAACTAGAAGACATTTTATTATTTAAAAGCCATTCGTTAGTATATTTTAACCAATTTGTTATATTGATATTTTCCATCAGCATATATTTTATATAAATATTTTTTCTTTTAAATTATTAATATAACACAAAATAAATGAATAATATTATAGATATAAATTATGATAAGAACGATAATAAAAAAATAAATAATAATACTAACATAATCAAAATATCAGGTTCAATAGGTATGAAAAAATTAATTAAAAACAATAAAAATATATTTATGTTTTATGATGACCATTCAAATATTTCTTATTGTAAAAATGAAGGGAGTGTATTTTTACATGATGTTTTTGATAAAATAATAAATAACACATCAGATTATATTATTTTATTAGAAGAACCATTTGTAGGTAATTATTCCAATATAAAATTTTTATGGAACGAAACACCACACGTTATAAAATTTAGAAATTTTTATAAAAAAATAATAAAAAAATGCTCAGATTCAAAAAAATGTAATGTATTTCCAATAGATATTAGATTAATATTATGTGATGTTTCTATTGATGAATTGGTATCAAATATAAATTCAGAAACATATTTTGATAATTATAAAATATCAGTATTGGAATATTTTAAACATATGCTATATTTATTTGATTATATTAGTTGGAAAGAAGAGTTATTTAAAGATTCTGATCCAAATATAAAATTTATAAAAAAAGTTTTTAATGAATTTAAACAAGACAAATATTATTTAAAATTATTAAATCAATTTGAAAAAATATTTTTTACATTTATTGAACCAAATAAAAATATTGAAATAAAATTATTTATTAAAAAATATAAAGATAACCTTTATGATTTTTTTACAGGTTATCCATTTGAAAATAATAATGAATACATATTCTTAGATCAATATGATAAATTAATTAATGGAATAATGGAATTTTATACATACATTTTATTATCATGTATGAATTACAAAAATATAATAATTTATTCTGGATATTATCATTCAAATAATTTGTCATATATTTTAAATAAATATTATGATTTTAGTATTATTTATGAAATAGGTAATACAGAAGATATTGAAAAAAAAGATGATGCTAATATAAATAATTGTATATATGTTAATAAAAAAATTTTTCAATAATTTAAGATGATAATAAATCAGTTGTTGGTATTTTATTTTTTTTATTTTTTTTTTTTTTTCATATTTTTTGGATTTTTTTTTATTATATTTTTAATCCAAAAAATTTTGAAAAAAAAAAAAAAAAAAA